TCCCCTGCTAAAAAGACCTTTATAAACGTGGGAAACCCACACTACATTATAAAGCTGAGTCTAACATGGGTGTACTTAAATTGGTGACTGTGCGTGAAACTAACCAACAATTTAAATACGTCGGAGGGAGGATGCTTACAAGTAGCGATTATTGGTGGTACTCATATAATACTACTAACACACTCTCACAAGCCTCTAACACCATGGAGGCTGTGTATTCCACCTGTGACATCGTCACTAGTGTGTCTTTCTGTGTCCTCTTCCTGTGTTCCTACCTTACCGTCCAGCCCGAACATACGATTCTTGGTGTTACGAAGTGCTGCTGCCTTCATCTGTATGTGTGCTTCGCGTGCCCGTGCGGGTGCTTTTGATGTCATCTCATAAAAGTCAAATGCATATCGTGCAAGTGACATATCGGTAAGGTTTCGCTGAAGTCCATAGCGCGGCATGTATGCCCTTTCAAAATTTCTTTTCTCTATGTATGCTTCAGCCAAGTCACTAAATCGTGACATAATTTGCCTGAAAGTTGGGCGTGCGTGATCTATTAATGGTTTTATTGGAAATTCAATTTGTTCGTCATTCTCAAGCATAACCCAAAAACCATTTATATTTGGTGAAGTGCCATTCTCGATACACCATACCATCAACCCATTCAGTATAATCTTCATTTCTTCATCGTTCACATCATAATCTGACTTCACGCCGTCATACCATAATTGAAATTGTGAATCCGTGGCCCTAGTGTTCGAAATTCGATCTTGGTTTGGCTGATAATGTAGCAAGTGTTCCAAATTCACAACAGACTCACCTTTTAATTTCGGAACACTCAGCTTAGAAGTCAGGTGCCTAAGCCGTGGCACTGCAAACGTTCCATGAGTGCCCACGTTGACATCCTTATCACGCATCTGTGCCTGTGAGCCTGAACCACTCTGCCCTGCTGTACCTTTACTTTGCCCTAGAACACCAGCATCCACACTAGACCCAGATTGATGATAAACACTCACATGCGAATCATCAATGTATGAGGCCAAAATAGACTCAAGATACGTTAGATTCTTCTCCTCCGAAATATCCTGATCCGTATACAACTTTCGCAAAGCACACTCAGAGATGTAAGGTGCTTTTCCTTCTGTGGCTAGTGTATGATATGGTTCCTGCTGTAAAACCCAATAGTAAAAGAGGCGTATTTGATGTAGAAGTTCCGGATAACCCCAAGCTTCAATCATAGCTGCACAAATTGCTTCGAGTCTATGTGCTGGTTCACTAGCTCGAGTCCACTCCAAGATCGAGACAATGCGTTGTTCTTCAAGTTTCGGTATGTATGCCCCGTCCAACAAAATCCCTTTGTGTGACATAAACCAAAGATCGCAAACATCTCTATGCCTAGATGTGAAGTCATATGACAACCCCAATTCTGCAAACGATTCACTCATTGTGTCTAGGATCCATTCAAAATCCGGATGTAATGATATCAATAGATCGTCACCATTTGCGAAATACTTGCAGATGTCCTTGTGTTTTTCTGGGTCTATCCCAGCTCTGAGTAGTGCATACCGAACACTGATCAAAACCATCAATGTATTGTCCACGACTGTTGATGGCTGGCCGCTGTTATTACCTTTGAACTTTTTAACGATTGTGCCATCTGCCAAGAGGATTGGTGTGTAGATGATTTCAGTGTACAGATTTGATAGCATTTGTGCTCCTAGAGCCCAATCTTCCATGAATCGCAGACGGATTTGGAGTACTGCATTTAATAGATATGGTGTTAGTGTACTATCAAAGCGACTACCATCAGCGTCACAGTGAACCCAACCCTTTGGGAGTTGTTTCAACATATTATTCCATCCCAAGTGAAACTTTGAAATGCCAACGCTCCATGGAGCTTTCGTGTTCATTGCATAGAATTGGTTATTAAAATCATCAACACACACTTTGCCAGATAACAACGTGTCTAGCGGAGCTGCAGTAAAAGTTCTGGTTTTATTTGCAAGAGTCTTTTCGAGTGGGCGCAACTCAGCTTTTATCGAACCATTCCACACACCCATCTGGCCTTTGTACAACCGATGACAACTTGCTGCTATATAATCCTCTTTTGCTTGTTGACTGATATCTGCGAGGGCTTCACGCTTCTTACCAGTGTAAAGGGCACCCATTGCAGCCTTCATATTCAAAGAGTCAAAAATTTCATCTTCATCTGTGATGTACGTGCATGTGTCCATACCAAATTCCTTGAGCGTATCAACAACCAAGGATACAGCAGTTTCAAATATATCAGTTTGAACATCACCAATTGGAATCGTGGTTGAATATTTCATGATATCTTTGATGTATGCCTGACGATTTAGTCGGCTCTTTTGATAAAAGCCCATCCTTGGTTTAAAGAAGCTCTCAGCCGTAGCGTTCAAAGATAAATACAATTGGAACAATTCAGCCCTTCCTTTGACAACATGCTTCGTCACAAGATGACTCGTACTTTTCCCAACTGCTTGAATGTTTCCTTTGATACTGCCATATAGCCAATCATCATGCTCTCTACGTGCAACTTCTGCTTGACATTCAACTGGTTCATGAAATAGATCTGTTATAATTTTACTAATTGAAAACGGACTCTGTGGAACATTCTTTTGCAACTCAAGTGAACCCCAGCTAATTTCATTTGGATTGTACCGCCACTTTTGTGACCAACACCCATTATCACACGTTCGAAGAATTTCATTGAAATTAGGCGGGAATGTTGTAATAAAGTTGCTTGCATCTGTGTTGCTTGATAAACTGTGTAAGCCTATTATGTGCATATCAGAACTGCATATAGCTGGCAACCCACAATGACCATGTTTAGTTTCTATCCAATGCCGCCAAAATTGTGTCCCAGAAACAGCTGCGATGTGGCTTTGGCTTGTTACCATACTACTCATGTATTTTTCTTGGAAATTGGTACCAACAAGACATATCTGATCATCACGACGTGGTGATCGAAATTTCAGGGTCATTGGAAATGGTGGAAAATCCTTAGGCATGCGCACTATGATTATGTCACGATCCTCCACTGGCAATATGTTCAGTTGCGTTGTGTTCTTACATGTGAATTCCCCATGGGTTGTTTGAAGAATCAACGTTCCATTATTTCGTACAAAAAGATGTCTATTTGTGATTATGTATGGCCCGAAGCCAATGCCATACATCCTTGTGTCAACACCATCTGATTTATTTGTTAACTGGCAAACAGATTTAGCAATTGGATTATAATCTCTTAAACCCTTGATGTTGGCGTATGCCTCATGGCCAACATTCTCTTCAACAGGTTTCGGAATTTCATCATACCTAATCAGAATACCTTGACCAGTTTGTCTCAGTTCGTTCTCACGTTCCGGGAAACCTGCTATATTTCCAGTATCGCATATTTTCAACGGTGCATGCTGAGTTAAATCGACTTTCAGAACTGGTGTAGTTTTGTCTTTTACAAAATATGCCTGAATGCCTGGGGAATAGTTGATCCTTTCAATTGAAACTATATCTTCCTCAACATGCTTCGTGCGAATTTCATCAAAGTGTTCTTGAACTAATCCAATATCAGCTAGTACGCCTTGATCCAACTGGGCACCTGTGATTGGATCAACAAAGCGAATAAAAGAGTAGTCAACTGGGTCAAAACCATACATATTCATAAATCGTCGTGTCTTGACACCCATTCCGATTTTCTTACCTTTACCTTTAGCCTTCTTGGCGTACGCTTCACCAAAGTGATATTCAACTGAACCATCACCAACATCATCCACAATGCGACCTATCTTGCTGTCTCTATGACTTCGAAATTTCAACTTTTGCCTCTGCCGACGATTGAACCCCTGATGTTGAACCGGTTGTATTAGTCCTTCGCGAACATATTCATACAGCATCCGTGCTTCACCAGTTACTGTAGCCAAACCGATAAGAATATCGTTTGTGATCAGCGTTGTGTTCCATTGGCCTTTAAGTTCAAGTGCACTTGCCACACCATCAACTGACTGGTGCCGAACAGCGTCGAATGCTCCATATGAGCTGATTTGATGCTCTAACGCCTTTATGTGCATTCCAAAATCCCCATTCCCAGTTGAGTATGTTTGACTAAATTCAATTAGCTGTGCCTTTGCTGATTGTAATATTGTTATGTTCTCAACTGAATAATTACTCGCATATCTACTCCGAATGGCCCGTGTTATACTCTCTAGTGAAAAGAATGAATGAGATACGGAATAGTTGGCCAATGAGTCAAAAGTTGCCTTCTTCTGCATTTCGATACGTATCAATTCGTCTATATGCGCGCACGTGCGAGTGATCGACAATGGGTCCGTCTTGAGGACATATGCTATTTTTGCTGCATTTGATGATTTCAACGGTTTAAAACCTGCATCGCTCTTATGTTTCACAACCACTTCCCAAAGACTTGAATACAATTTGTCTGGAATATCTTTTACAAAGAAAGGTAATTTCACATTTGGTTCCAGAGCAAGAACCACCCCACATTGACTATATTCCTTCACTGATATCCACGAGGAGACACTTGCATGTGGTATTGCCCTTTTGTTTAAAATAACTTCACTCTCACGTAGTCTATATTTCTTCACCTGTGCATATACAGCTGGGTGCATTGTACCATCATAATGTACTAGATTCATCATAAAGTATAATGGTAATTCAAAGAGATGCATTGTTCTTGCTTGTGGCACAGTACATTCTGAAAGCATGGTTGTATTGACTTGTGCAGTTGTGACAGGTAAACCATATATAAAGCAATAGAACGCTGCTTCCGTTGCTATCATTTCAGGTATTGGGGTGAGGTTCTTTTCTGAATGACCAATTCTAAGTGCTGTTCCACTTTTTGTGCGCCCGACGCGGCCCAAGCGCTGGATTCGTTCGCCATAACTAATTCCAACTTTTGAGTACATGACCCGCCGCAAATCCATGTCAAGGTATGGTTGCACTTTCTGTCCGAAATCCACCACTGCTTCTATATCCAGAGTCACTCCATTCTCTATAATATTGGTTGCAACAATGAAGTGCTTCAACGCTTCCGTGCCCTTTGTTTCTATATTTGTGGAACCATTCTTCATCGTTCGTCCATCCACCTTTGTCACTAAAAATTTTGCTTCAACTAGCAGCTTTGCGAGTGCATCCACTTCATTGTAGCTTGCGACGTATACCAATATGTTGTTGGCCACCTTGGTAACGTCGACGTTTGAACCCGTGCCCAGTTCATCAACAAATTGCTTGAAAGTTAGACTATCACGGGTTCGGAGTGCAACGGGATGTTCAGTTGTGAATTCTGTTTCACGCCCAGGTGGTGTAGCTGAAACTTTCAGGAGTTTTCCTTCAAATGACCTTGCTACCAGCAAGTTGTTGAAAGCTATTGCAGTTGCGTCTTGTACATGGCATTCATCAATAATGATGTATTTGAAATCCTGTAGCTTATTGTAATTGTTTGCAAAATAATGCAGTGCAAATCCGCTTGTCATTACAGTGATTGGTGAGGCACCAAACGATGAAACATCTCGCATCATCAAAGTTGGATTTAAATGGAAAGGACTGCACTGTAACTGTGTGAACACATTTTCTGCGAGCGGCCTTGTTGATTCAAGTAACAACACTCTCCCGTCACGTGCCAACATATTCGGTAAACCTGTCGATTTTCCTGACCCAACAGCTCCGCGAATAAGAAAGTTTGTGTGCTCTGACGTGATTATCTGATTTGCAACGCTAGCACATGTTGCACGTGTGAATTCAAGAAAATGCCCTTCAGTGCGATAATGTGATGTTGTCCTATTTGCTATTAATTGTGCATTCCACCAACCACTAAATGTTGTTAGCTTATGTAGCGGTTCAGGAAGTCCCTCTGTGTCTAAGGAAAACTCAATGGTTTCATTAAATTCAAAATCTGGTGCGATATCATCTAAACTTTGATGCCCCACTGGTTCTATACTTCGAATGACTCCCTTAAACTTATTAAGTATTTTATAGACACAGTCACTCCTTTCTGCATCAATAAGCATCATAATCAGAACCACGAATGCAAGTATTTGTTCAATTCTTTTATTTTCACTCTTGAAGTCCTGATGGCCAACAAACTCTGAAGAAAAGGATTCTAGTATACAGAGTAATGAACTGTTTGTTCCTTTCACAAACTCATAAAATTCCTCATATGTTGGTTGATCTCCAATTTTTCCACAGTAAATATGGTATAATTTTTCAAGTGCAGCGAACTGTTCTTCCTCCTTCTGTTGCGCCATTCTGCCCTTGTGCTGTTGAATCTGCACCACAACCATTTTGGCTGCGTTTAACATGCCAATGAGTGTGCTAAAGATAGTAATTGTGCGTACCAATGTGCTAAGTTCGGGTGCAATATATCTAAGCATCGAGAAACTTTGCATAAAATATCGTTGCTTAAACATCTCTCTGTAGGTTGACATTCTATTCCTCCCTCTTTGAGCGGCTTGTTTAAATTTTTCCTTAGCCATATATAATGGTTTCATGTATAACTTGCAAGGTGTACTCAAAGTCCCTTTGTCTATTGTTTTTGAAAAATTTTCTATATAAGCGCGCCATTTGTATCGCACGATTGTTGCGGATAATTTTGAAGATAATGGTAGTTCGTCCCAACACATCGCTAACTCGTCTTGATAGATTTTTTCCACGAATTGATTTGATACCATTTGTCCTTCGTAGTAACCATTAGCTTCCAAACGTTGGTTAACTACTGCCAATGACATGCGCGTCTGAATGTATCGGTATGCTAAACATCTTGAAATGTTGCAACGATCTGCATTTGTCAGAACATGTTGGAACTGTGCTAATTCACCATCAATGATTGCCACTTGTTCAACGTATGATTCTGCTCTAGAGATTCGCGCAGCAAGACCATGTAAGATATTTATGATCATACGAAGTGGCATTTCCTTTGTTTTGATGTGTTTAAAGGCTTCAAACAAGCAACCACTCTTACACATCTCTATGACCACAGATGGTGAGAGTATGCTCAAAGTTATTAAGTATGGTTCATCCATCAATATACTGTGCATCAGTTCAGGTCTGTATATACTTTTGATTAGGGTTCGGAGCGATGAATGCAACATCAGATTGTTCGTCATATCGCCACCAACCCTGTAATGTTTCATTTCAGACTTTAGTGCGTCACTTGCAAATTCAATGAGTTGCTCCACAGTATTTGCTTTTAAAATATGATAACCAGTGGTATAAGATCCATATGAATCAATCACATGCATCGTAGTTGTATGGTGATCAACTAAAATGCGTGGAAGTTCAGCTGAACGTACTGAGGGAAACAATATCGACAATTGGTAACATGCTAAAGCGACATCATGCATAGTTGGCCACGTTTTCAACTGTGTCGCTATTACATCCCGCACCCATTTGGTAAAAGTCTTCGCATCCTTTTCATCAACGTTAACTAACATTGCAAGGAAAATGTTGATATAACAATAGCCTTCTTTTGCTATATACAGCTTTTCACTGATCTCCACGGGTAAATCAAGATATTTTGCCTCACCTGTGTTGCCAACAACGATATGGTTTCTTGTCGGGGTTTTCAAACCTGAATAAATTGGGACTCCCACATCATTTGTTACACAGCAACATGGATACACGTATGAATTATTTTTCTCACTAGTGCATTTGATACTAAGCGGTTCTTTGTGTATAGATTCACCTTCCAATTGCGCTTTTAATTCATCGAGGTTTGTTGACAGGATTAAAGAACCAATTGCTAGCTTTCGCGTGCCATTCGGAAATGTGCGAGTTACATATGCATCATATCCATGTTGTGGTTCAATTACTGAAAAGTAATTCGAAAAGAATCTTTTTGCATGGTAACCTCGCTTGCCCCAAATAAAATTCCCATTCACATCACGCTGATTGTCACACATTAATGTTGGATTCAGTAGCGCCTTTCCTGAAACTTTATTTCTGAATGCGCTAAGTGGATCTTTCGCTATTCGATCATGTCTATTTCGTAGCCATCTAGTTGTTTCAAGTAGAAGATTCATTGCTGTTTCAAATTCTACCTTTGAGGCACGACCACCTTTGAATATCGTGTTACTGATTTGGTGAATGTACGTAAAAGGTGGTTCATTGATGTCCCCAATTGAGAATTTAATTCGACCATGTGCTTCGCTATTATTTCCAGAGTTGTTGAAACTGGTGCTGTATCGTTCCAAAATGTCTTGCACATGATGAAATTCAGGGAACCTATTGCGCAGTGTTTCAATTCCAGCTCGCAAACCGGCTTGAACATGATCTGATAACTGCGTTTCACTCATTCGATCATAGATTCGACCACATTCAGTGCATGTTATGCGACAACATGGATACAACGCTTGGCAAGCTATCGCAGCCACTGAACCTGTAGCTTCGACACTAAGTGTGTTCATACCTTCATGGATTGTTCGTCTGCCACGCTGCTGGCGAAATTCAGTGTCAAAACCTTTCCAGAATTGATCAGCAACAGAGTATTGTCGCAAGTAGAATCGATGAGATATATTGAATGTTTCGCGTGCATCCAAAAGCGAACCTGCAAAACGACCACGCACTATAAAATAATCTGAGTCGGGGACTTTATGTGCGACGTTATCAAGACAATCGCGCCGAATGATCGCGCCACTAGTGCCAGGTCGAAAATCTTCTTCGCGTATGTCGAGTGTGGTAGGAAGTGTGTTCGCGAATGATTGCAGTATTGACTCAGAGTCTTCATCGAGACTCAAGTCGATCGGGGCCATCTTTCCAAGCTCATGTTTGGTAGTTACATGTAGTGTTGTATATGGTCCAACATTGCAGCGGGAAATTGTGATTGGTTTTCTCTTGCCCGCTTGCAGAATCTGCATCACCTGTCTGTCAAGTAGTATATACTGTGACAGTTCGGTGAACAGATCTGACAAACCCCTTTCATCTAATGTTACGTAATTTTGACGTGGGGGCGTCTTTCTCTTACGGTAGACCACTGCAGGGTGCTTCACCTGCAGTGATTTGTCGTTTTCAACTCGTGTAGTTGATGGTATTACAATGTGTGTGACTACTGAGTCAAAACCATCAAATGTTTTGCAGACCTTTGGTGTTTTCTGCTGTACGCTACGCACACCCATGTGTGCAAGTTGTTCTTCAAACCGTGCCTGCTGCTCATCGTATGCTTTGATGAGAGCGCGACCTGCTGATCGATTCGCTGACAAGTTTGTTCCAAGCCTTGTTGTCAGCACCTGCTTGGCGACTCGTGGTTTCGCCACTTTCAGCATTTCCGGATGAGTGCATCCAGCAATCGGAACTGGTGCAAAAGATCCGAATGTGATCATTCCTGCCATTGGTTGTGAGTGTTGAGCAACTGAAAATGAACTGAGAGCTAGAATGCTGAGAGAAGAGAGTGCAAAGAAAGCAGAGAGAGAAAGAGAGCTTTGTTGGGTTGTGCTGTGTTG